GGGGGGGCAAGTGATAAAAGAAAAACTAAGCGCTAAATCCGAAATGAAATTTTGGGCAAAGGTTAAAAAATCGGATTCATGTTGGGAGTGGATTGCGGCGCTTAACGAGAAGGGTTACGGCGTATTTGGCGTAGGTAAACAAACTGATAAAGCGCATAGAATTGCTTGGAGGCTTTTAATTGGTGAGATACCTAAAAGGCTTTTTGTTTGCCATAAATGTGACAACCCAAAATGCGTAAGGCCTAACCATTTATTTTTAGGTACTAATCACGATAACGTAAAAGACATGATAGCGAAGGGGCGCAATTCACCGCCCCCGCCAATGGCGGGGCATAATAAAATTGAGTTAAGCCGCGAGTGCATTTCAAAGTTAGGCTCAATGCCTGACTATAAATTAGCGTTGAGACATGGTGTTTCTAAGCGCACTATTAACCGTAACCGCCGCATGAGAGGCATCCCTTCATACGCTAGCGTTACCGGTAAAAATGGAAAATTCCAATTAGGAGCAAAGTGATGAGTCAGGAGGTAATTAAAATAGCCCCCCAATCAGGACCACAAATGTTTTTCCTTTCATCAAAGGCCGACATTGTAGTTTATGGCGGGGCGGCTTAGTGCAGGCGGAGGAAAAACATTTGGCCTACTCATCGACCCTTTAAGACACCATGACAACGCCGAGTTTGGTGGGGTAATATTTAGGCGTACCAGTGTACAAATTAGAACGGAAGGAGGCCTTTGGGATACCTCAATGACAGTCTATGCGCATTTGCGTGCAACGCCTCGGGAGTCATACCTTGAATGGAGATTCACAACGGGGATGAGCATGTCATTTGCCAACCTTGAATATGATAAGGACGTGCATAATTACCAAGGCTCGCAAATACCTTGGATTGGATTCGATGAACTCTGTCACTTCTCGGAATTTCAATTTTTCTACATGCTCACACGTAACAGATCAACCTCGGGCGTAAAGCCGCGCATTAGGGCTACGTGCAACCCTGACCCTGATTCTTGGGTGAGACAGTTTATCGATTGGTGGATAGGTGAGGACGGTTACCCCATCGCTGAACGTTCAGGCGTTTTACGTTGGTTTATTCGCATTAATGACAAAATGATTTGGGCAGATAGCGCCGATGAAATACACGCGCAGTATGGGCGCGGGCCTGAGATTCAACCAAAATCAGTCACCTTCATTTCAGCTAAGCTTGAGGACAATAAAATCCTAATGAATAAAGACCCGGCGTATCTCGGTAACCTACTTGCGCAGTCACGCGTTGACCGTGAGCGATTGCATGGCGGGAATTGGAATATTAGGCCAAGTGCGGGCTTAATATTTAGAGAGGAATGGTTTCCCATCGTTGACCATATTCCCGGCGGTTGGACACGCATCATAAGATTTTGGGATAGGGCCGCAACAAAACCAAACGAGACAAACAAAGACCCCGACTGGACACGCGGCCTTTTATTGTACGCGTACCCTAACGGTACTTATTGTGTAGGTGACCTTAAATCTATGCGCGATACGCCGGGACAAGTGGAAGGGCTTATCAAGACAACGGCAACGCACGATTCGGTGAGCGTTGAGATTATGAGCCAGCAAGACCCCGGTAGCGCGGGCGTTAGCGAGGCCGAGAATTTTGTAAAGATGCTAAGTGGTTACTATGTGCGCACCATGCTAACGAGTAAAGATAAGGTAACGCGCGCTAAGCCCGCATCGGCGCAAGCGGAGAGGCATAACATAATGGTGAAGCGCGCACCGTGGAATAAAGATTTTTTTAACGAGCTTGAGAATTTTCCCGATGGGGCTCATGATGATATTGTTGACACACTCTCAGGCGCATTCAACGAGCTAAACGGCGGCGGCTTTTCTATTGCCGACGTTTTATAAAAAGGACGACATGGCAAAAACGAGCACACCAAAACCAAGGGCAGTTAAGAATCAAGCGGCGCCAAAACCTAGCGCATCTAAAGTAGAGAATGGCCTAGGCGACGCAATTGGGTATACTCAGTTTAGCCCGTTTGGGCTACAGTCAGGCGCTCTAGGCGTTGGCACTCCCGGCACCGAGCAAGTATCAAACACCGGCACGCTATTTAAAAACCTACGTTGGTACTTGGTTTCAAACATGCGCCAACTACTCAACGAGCTTTACGTTGAGATAGGCTTAGTTCAGACAATCGTCGATGTACCCATCGATGATGCCTTACGTGGCGGCTTTGAAATTAAGTCAAAGCAGCTAGGTGAGGAGGACATTGCGGCGCTTGTTTTATCACTAGACCGCGATGAGGATTTGCTCACCATTGGGCAGGCGGGTAAATGGAATAGGCTTTTTGGTGGGGCGGGCGTTATCATCATGACCGATCAAGACCCTGAAGAGCCGCTTGACCTAGCCGCAATTGGCGAGGACACGCCTCTTGAGTTTCGCGCGGTTGACATGTGGGAGCTATTTTGGGACGCGCAAAACGTTGATGAGTCAATGGACTTATCAGGTGAAAGCGCTGATTTTGAGTTCTACTCCTACTACGGCAAAAAGCTTCACAAGTCGCGAGTACTTCGCATGAAGGGAATGACTGCGCCTAGCTTCATTAGGCCGCGCTTACGCGGTTGGGGCTTTTCAGTAGTTGAGACATTGGTGCGCTCAATTAATCAATACCTAAAGTCCACCGACCTTGGCTTTGAGGTACTTGATGAATTTAAGCTTGACGTGTACAAAATTAAAAACCTTGTCAATACACTCATGAGCCCAAATGGCCAAGCTAAAGTAGCCCAGCGTGTGCAAATGGCTAACTGGCAGAAAAATTACCAAAACGCTGTAGTGCTAGACAGTGAAGATGACTTTGATCATAAGCAATTAAGCTTTGCGGGCTTAGGTGATGCAATGGCAGGCATTCGTATGCAGGTAGCATCCGACATGCGTATGCCGCTTACCAAGCTTTTCGGCATTTCATCCGCGGGTTTCAATTCGGGTGAGGACGATATTGAGGTCTATAACTCAATGGTTGAGTCGCAAGTGCGCACACGTTTAAAGCCCGTGAGCTTAAAGCTCATTGAAGTTAAATGCCAAAAACTATTTGGATTTGTACCCGAAGACTTATCAATTGCGTTTAAGCCTTTGCGCGTGCTCGGTGCGGTTGATGAGGAGAATGTAAAGACCCAAAAATTTAGTAGAGCTATGCAAGCTAAACAATCGGGCGAAATCACGGTTGAGGAGTTTAGGGACATTTGCAACAAAGGCGGTTTGTTTGATGTGACGCTCGATACGAGTGATGCTGCCCTTACCGAGCTTGAGGCCGAGGCCCCCGAGGATACCGACGGGAAGGGTGGCGATGACAATGGTGAGAAGGCCACGCCGAAAGCAGGTGCAAAGGGCGGTTCAAACGCTGCACCAAATGCTAAAAAGATGAATGCCGAGTGGGAGGAATCAAAGCATCCAAGAGCCGAGGACGGCAAATTTGGTAAAGGCGGCGGCAAGACCTCAAAGGGAAAAGAGGATAAACCCGCTAAGAAAAAACCCTTTAAAAGTTTTGAGCTAGTTGAGCCTAAGAGTGAGGGCTCAAAAACTGAGTCAATCAATAAAATTATAACGGGCGGTACGGGGGCGGTAGGTAGCCGCGGCGATTTAGGAAAGCCCTCAAAGATTCCTTACAAGTCACCAAAGGGTACAACCTGTAATATGGTGGGCTTTGTTGCTTTCGGTAAGGCGTCCTTAAAAGACCAAGCTATGCTCAATGAGTACGTGCAGGGGTCCGAGGTTTTGCTATCTGAAATGGGCATAAAATTTAAAACGCCTTTAGATTTTGTTTGCCAAAACATATCCGCGGAGAAAAAGACAACGGCTCATTTTCAACAATTCAAAACCGTAAACCCTCGGGTCAACATTGCATCCAATAGGGGCATGGTAGTAAAAAGCATTTTGCATGAAATCGGGCACGCAATTGATTACGCGCTAAGCGATAGACTAGGGGCGTCCTCGGCGGGTGTTCATTTAGGGCGCGTTGCGGGTACGGGGCCTGCTAGCCCTGAATTGCAAAAACTTCATGGTGAGCTTGAAACGCTTTTAAAAGATACCGATTATTTCAAAATGGCCGAAACACCTTTTAAGAGGTACTTGGCGGGGCCTACTGAAATTTTTGCGCGTAGCTTTGAAGTGTACGCAGCGGCTAAGGCCGCAAAAATGGTTGATGAGGGTACGCTACCTGAGGCTTTCAAAACCAATTTCAGGCCCGACCTATTTAAGACTAAGGATGACCGGCTAGTCGATGCGGTTAACGCGCAAAAAACGCTGCAATCCGAGTACAATGAGTTATCGGCTAAACTAGGCCGCTCTAAAGATATGCCCGCCGATGAGCTTGAGGGGTTACGCGCTAAAATCACCGAGGTAAAAACTAAATATTCCGAGGTACACGCTGAGACTAAAAAACTTATTGAGGCTACCGGCGGGGGCGCGCTCATACCCGAGGCCAAGCAAAAAGAGTATTCCGAAAAAATCGTTGAGGTAATGGATAAAATCTTTAAGCTTGATTCGGTCAAAAACGCACTAGCAGGGCTTTTCAATTCGGTAGCGTTTGA